ACAACATTAACCTCTTACTTGCTCTTACACACGCTTCGTGATACTTTATATTATCATCAATAGCAGTAACTATTGCATCATAAATCTCTTCTGGTTCTGCATCAGAATTGAGAGAATCTTGTATCCATTCATCAAGTGCATCAAGAGAATAATGATTGTGTTTCTTCATAATTAACGAGAGTTCATATCATTTAGTATTATACTTTGTATTTGCTCTTGTGTCAAATTGTTTAGAAATTTATAACTAGGATCGTTTTTATCCCATTCAAATGTGAATGAACCATCCTTATTTTGTTTTACTTGAAGACTCTCTTTCTTCAAGTTTGATTTGTTTTTTGACTTGTTTTGCATAATAAATGTCTTGTTCAGTGTACCATTCAGGGTGTTTCTTTGCTCTCTTTATTAACTTCTTTGCTGCTTTTTTGAGATTCCAATCTTTCATTTGTCGATTGTCTTTGTGATATTCTTGCAAGTAAACTATCTATATCACTTTCTAATTGGTATATTTGCTTAGAGTAATACATATTCTCCTTTGTTAAGTATTCTACTTCATCTTCAAGTATTTCAATCCTATTTAATAGTTGTTCTCTCATTATTCTCATTTCATCATAAAGATTATCCATATTAATATTATTATCTTCAGTAATTACTACTTCTAAACCTTTATGATAATTCATTAATAGAATCGTTGTCTAGGGTATATATTAGGGTCGAGATATAGTTCTATTTCTGGTTCTAATACTTTGACAGTAGTATCAACAATTCTATCGAAACTTTCTGCCATTCTTCTAAACCCAGAACCAACAAATATCTGTCCTGAAACAACAGCAACAGTAGCAGTTCCCCAGAATATATAATACCATCGAGATTTAACTTGATGACGTTGTTTACTCTTTTTAATCAAATTGTTGTCCTCCATAATTAACTATCAATTCTAACCCTAAGTTCTTTAGGATTAACTCCTTGACTAATTAAATAATTTAATTTAGCACTTGCATCCTCTTTTAAGAGTTTAGTTGCAACATCATCCCAACCAGTAGTGTAATACTGTTGAACCTTATAAAATGTTGTTGATTCCATCATTTCTTTGTTACTATACTATAGTATATCATATTCTTTTTAGATTGTCTAGCACTAGAACTTATATAATATACGGTATTTATATTATGTTATATCATCCTCCTCATGTAGCATTTCTTCAAATCTAAATATCCTTTTTACATTATCTCTCTTAATACCATTCTCATCCATAACACCATCTACAGGAGTAAATAATTCATTTAATCCACTTATTCTTTCTAGTGTATTATAACGATATTTCTTTTCCCAATTTTCCAGAACTTCATCAGTATCGTGATGAATAACTAATATAAACTTTATTGCAGTAGGATTGTTGATTATTGCATCAACTATTGTTACTATTAATCTTGCTGGTGCTCCTGTACTACCATGAACTGCGATAACCTTATTTTCTGGATCATTTAACTCTTCAGTTCTTTCAACAACCTTCGCATAGTTCTTGGGATTTCTTTTGCGATTATAATCAATAACCTTTTTACCAGATCTAATCTTAATATCATTATGATACTCCTTTTTTGCTTGTGAAGCAATAGAACCTGCCATTTGTGGAGAACAATTTATTATACTATAAATGTAATTTAAACAGTAAGTTGAATTAAACTTAATTTTCTTATTACTTGATACATAAAAACTTTGTAATGTCTTAATTAAGTCTTTGATACTTGTTGGTTTTGCAAGTAACTCATCTCCAGGATTCATTAACTGACCAATATATCTCAATTCTTCATCATTAATATGATGATTCTTTATAAAAGTTTCTGGAATTATTGCAACTTTTAATTTAGTGATAATATCTAAAGGTGCAACTGCCAATAAAGTACTATTACCATTAATAATTAAGTATGTTTTATTTCCTCTCTCAACCAATAAGATACGACCACATTTAGAAGCATCACCCTTTGCTGCTATTCTATCTCTAATCTCAGTTATTAATGAGTTATCCTCATATCTTACTTGTAATGCTTTTACTTTTGAAGTATGACTTCTATCTAATAAATCTGATTTTCTCCACTCATCTGCAACATTAAAATCACCATCTTTTATTTTTGGTAACACGAAGTCTTTAATTAAATCTTGCCTAACAGGAACTTTGAAAGCAGAGCCAGCTACTCCCAAATTATAATACATTTCATTACTTACAACTTTATTATCCTTGTGTATCTTTGATTCAAGATTCTTCATATCATCATAAGATCCTACAGCGAGTATCTTATACTCAAACATAGGACTCATTCCAGAAAATAAATCTATAAAATCTTCATTTCTTGAACTATGCCAATATCCATCTCCTACTGTTCCAAGATGTGATCCAACATATTTTTTACCATTATTTACATTTGTATATTCATAAACAAAAGCGTCATACGAAGATATACCTGTTAATACATCTCTGTTGACACTAATAACTGATTCAGGTTTTTCCATTTCTTTAATTTAAACTACTTGGCTAATCGCCATTACTAATTATAACATATCTTGTCAAATTTTGTCAACTTTATGTACGGTATCCTCTACCAATCTATCACCTAAAACTCTTTTCATTAACTCTAATGTTATTTGTTGTGGTCGTTGTTTCCAACCATACCACGCAGTCTTCTTACCATTATTATACGGTGGTTCTTTTCCTACACTATAATATTGTTTAGAAGTACAATCATATACATTATCATTATATTGTAACCACCAATGTTTCTCTCCACGATAATCTTCACCACTCATAGGTATTAATTTATCAGTATCCATTATGTAATATAATGCTTGTGAAGCATGATAACAATGACCATAATATTTGACTGTTTTAACATCATCAGGATACATTAATTTCTTACGACCTTTTAATAAATCTGGTGTAAGATTCTTCTGTATTAAATCCATTACCAACCACATATTATACTCTGAACACCAATATGGTTCAAAGATAAGGGTTCTTGTTTCAAAGATCTCTTTATTGGCGTATCTATGCCTCTGTACGGTCTTCATATTATACTTTCTGGTATATTCTATAGTCTTTCTTTTTTAGACCATATCTCCTCACATGACTCTCTACCTCATCAAATCTTCTAAACCACGCAACATTTAATTGTGGTTCTTTTCTTCTGTCCTCAAATCTAAAAATAAAACTTGTATTACCCTCATTCATAAACTTAGATCCATCCTTAGTTTTTGAGAATGTTATTCGTTCTTCTTTAGCTCTAGGCATAGTTACACTGGAACTTATATAATATCCATTATAAAACCCCTGACATAATATGTCAAGGGTGTTGAATATTTACTAAATTTGACCTATTTAAGGTGGATGTGAATGAATTAGCATGTGATTAGAATAGTTGACTACAAATTAAACTAAACTAAAACCTCCTTGCATATACGTTTACAGATGTGTTGATCGTCTTCACAGTCAATTAAACACTCATAGTATTCCGTGAGTAAATCATCTTGTGAATCTACATGTTCCATATGCTTTGATCCAGCGAGTTGATTAAATGAAATTAAGTTGTGCATAATTGCCTCCAATGAACTACAATAACGAAGAGATTTAGATCATCTTGTTATTCCTAATTCTACCATTATTTAGACGAATTGTGTCTGTATTTGCTGATACATTTTAACAAAAATTTATGCCTATTGAATATCTAAAGGACGACCTTCTTGTGATTTATACATTTCTGCTAATCTATCTTCAGTCTCCAAGACTCCTGCTCTCTCATCATACTGTGACCAGTGTTGAATAACATTACTATTTCTTCTCTTTACAAACTTTAATTCATGCCAACACGAATCATAACACAACAATAATGTATGAATCATTTTGTGAGGATCATTCTTTGAATACTCACATTGAGGTTTAGGTCTAACACCAGTTTCTATTGTAATATATCGTGGTACTGGTTTCCATCCAAATTTAACTCTTGCCTCATTATCTACTTCATCTCCCTTAAAATAAACCCACCCTTCATCTATTCCATACTCACCTCGATCCCAAATTACATAGTCGTCTACTTCTGGTTCATACATTGGCATAAGTTTAAGACCAGTATATTATATCACAATATATAGTCTATGCACAACCAATTAAGAATTATGACTCAAATATTAAGAGGGCATAAAATTTATAGATAAAATATATACCCTATGTTATAATGTCAACACAAACAAGAGGAAAATGATTAATTTAGACGAACGATACCATTCTTACTTAAAAGGAGATAAGAAATTGGTAATAGATGGTGCAAAGGAAAAGGTAACTGCCTATGGATGGCACTGTGATGGAAATGATATACAGGGATATTATCTAACAACAGAAAATTACAAATTATACTATAACATGAATGAGCAATTTATGAAGATGGAAGCATTGAGAACATTAGCAGAAGTTTAAATAAAATTATTCTATTTCTTGACAAAATTATCCTATTTCATTATACTGTTTGAGTATTCTATTTGAATTATGAATCTATATATTGTGGATCATTTTATTCCATTTCCTCAGTCAGAATATGGAGGAGTGTGG